AAGTTCGAAGTGAAATATATTATGACCGAGAATGCAGAAATGAAATCTCAAATTTTGGAAGTTGGTTCGGTGTGGCGTAATGAACCACTTGAACCACACCAAATCATTTGCCTTGAAGAAGGCATAATCATTGAGGTTAGCACACCCGATTCGGTTGAAGATAATTATCGTGTATTACCTGGAGATTCACAGAAATGAAAGTTTACATTGGACCTTATAAGAATTGGGTTGGACCATATCAAATAGCCGAAGCACTTTGCTTTTGGGCAAAGCCTGTGAAAGATGAATATGATTTTGAAAGAAAACCCGATTGGGTACATAATTTTGGAACATGGCTCTCTCATGGAACTACTGATGAAAAAATTACAGATTCAAAAAATGCACCAAAAACTTGGCTATTAAAACTGTGCCAATGGATAGAGTCTAAGCGTAACCGCACAACTTATATTAAGATTGACAAATACGACACATGGTCAATGGATCATACTCTTGGTATCATTGCTTTGCCTATGTTGAAGCAATTACAAAAAAGTAAACACGGTGCACCAAATGTTGATGACGATGATGTGCCGGAAGAATTGAAATCTACTTCAGCACCAGCTAAAGAGAATGAATGGGATACCGATGGTAACCATTTCAAACGCTGGGATTGGGTAATGGAAGAAATGATTTTTGCATTCGAACATCACCTTGATACTAAGTGGGAAGAAGCGTACTCTAAAGGTGAATGGTCAACAAGAAGTGAAGCCTGTGAGTGGGATGAAAATGGTAAACCAAAAATGTACAAAATGGTTTACAATGATGACCACACACATGAAACTGATTATGAAGCTCTAAAGGTTGTACATGAAAGAATCGGAAATGGTTTTAAACTATTCGGAAAGTATTATCGAAACCTTTGGGACTAAATATAACTCAAGGAGAAATATTGAGAAGTAAACCAATACTTTTTAGTCTGTTCTTTGCTTCGATTATCATAATGATATCAAGCATCAACATTCAAAATCCAACGATGCCAATTAAAGCATCTTTCAACTCACTTACCGATGAATCAAAAAAACAGGTAACGTGTCTCGCAGAAAATGTATACTTTGAAGCTGCCCATGAACCTCTTGAAGGTCGCAAGGCGGTGGCGTTCGTCACCTTCAATCGTGTTCAGACAGGTAACTATGCGAGTACAGTTTGTGATGTGGTAAAACAAAAGTCTAATGGGTCTTGCCAGTTTTCTTGGTATTGTGACTCATCATTTACCTCCAGGCTCTTGACAATCAAGCATACTCCGTTGTATAATGAGATATTGCAAATGTCAACACACATGTATTTGAATTTCGATAGAATGAAGGATGTAACAAATGGGGCAACCTACTATCATGCAGATTATGTAAATCCTGGTTGGACAAAACTACAAAAGGAGAAACAGATTGGCAGGCATATTTTCTACAAAAGCAAAGGTGATAAAATTGACAGAAACAAAGGAATCTATTATGAATAAAGATTTGATTACAGTATGTGTATCGGTAATTATTGTGGTTTGTACCGCAATTATTGGCGCAATCATTTATAATATCAATGACAGAAACAACATGGCCAAAAATATCGAAGCAGCTATTGCTAAAGGTGTTGACCCATTGTCTGTAAAGTGTGCATATGAAACAAGCACCAACCCAACCTGCATAACATATGCAATGAAAAAGTAAACTAGGAGTATATTATGGCTATTCAGCAAGTGAGTGTTAATCAATTATCTAACCCAGCCGACAGGGATAAACTATTAAAAGTTATCCGTGAATGCTCTGATGCGATGGTTCGTGCGTCAGCAGAAAAAGACTTTATCAAAGAAGCAACGGCTGATATCAGTAAACAATTACAGTTACCTAAGAAAATCGTTCAACGAATGGTTAAGGTTTACTATAAACAAAATTATGATGAAGAAGTGGCAGTACATGACCAATTTGAAACTCTTTATGAAACTGTGGTGAAATAATGCCTAAATTTACTCTAACCTGTGAACATGATGGTCCTGTTGGGTCAAAAAATACTTTAGAATTTGAAGCTGACTTTTTACCGACTGTACTTGAACACTTCAGACAATTCTTAAAAGGTTGTTCATTTGAATTTGATGGTGAATTGGAAATTGTAGGCCTTGACTATTACAAAGAACCAGAACTTGATTATCCCGATGAGTACGAAGAAGACTATGTTGGCACACAAGTATTTGACAACATGGCTTCTAGTCTAATGAAATCACCATTAGATGAGGTTGCTACATTCTCACTTGAAGAAAAATGTTCTGTATGTGGACTTCCCGTTGCTATCATGCAAAGAAATACATGCTTTGATCCTAAATGTGGAATTAAATAATGCCTACTAGAGATGAAATGGCAAAATTTGCCAAGGCTATCGATGCATTGGTTGCTAGGTCCCGCTACAACTATATCGAAGCTATCGTGGAACATTGCAGAGAAACCGGTCTTGAAATTGAGGTTGCAGCTACATTGATTAATGCAAACCTCAAGGCTAAGATTGAGAACGATGCAATGGATAATAACATGTTGAAAGAAAAAGGTTCTAGATTGCCTATATGACTGGCTACGAAACATTCAGTTTGTATCAGGCTCTCAAATTACATTTCACACAAGAATCATATGATTTTTTCAAATACAATGGTAAAACCAATGTTAGTGTGACTACATTTGAGAACCGCAAAGACAAATATCATTTCTATAAGTTATCTCGCCGTCTTGCACAAAAGGAAGACATGATTGATTTCATTGTTGCTAATTTTGTGGAAGATGAAAAAGCTTGGGTTGGTTCATTATTACTAGAAGATGCTGAAGTGAATTATCGCAAGCACCAGAAGGTCATACAATCAATGTCATACAATTTTGAAAGTGAATGTCGTGACCTCTTTGATGGACTTGATGATCCAAACTCTATCCTGCGTGTTGGTGATGACTATCCAACTCTACTGAGAAAAGCACTTAGGAAAGAAGTAACAATAGAAACTGTTTGTGTGTTAAACAACCTAATGGGATTCGTACCCGTTTGGTCTAAAAAGATTGCCGATACTATACATTGGCCAAATTATCGGTTGAAATTGCTCAAGTATGCCGCATTTCTTCCTAAGGATGATGTAAAATATAGGCTAATTCTGAAGAAAGTATTGAATAAATGAAAGTAACTAAACTCTACCTGGATATGGATGGTGTACTATGCAACTTTGAGAAGCGATTCACAGATTTGTATGGTAAGGATGCTCTTGGTTCCCGTGACCGTAAAAACTTCACAACCAATTGGCCTAACTTTATTATGGATGGAAACTTTGAAAGCCTTGAATGGTTCCCAGGTGGAAAAGAGTTACTTGATTTTATTCAAAACGAAACTGACTGGGAAGTGGAGATTCTATCTTCATCTGGTGGTGAAAAATTCCATTCAGAAGTTGCTGCTCAGAAAGTGATGTGGCTTTGTGACAAAGGTATACCCTACAAAGCCAATATTGTTCCAGGCCGAAAGCATAAAACAGCATATGCTACACCTGAAACTATTTTAATTGATGATACTGAAGACATTATCGTTAATTTTAATGCCGCTGGTGGTGTTGGTATTCTGCACAAGGATATCAATGTAACACTGGCAAAATTGAGGACTCTACTTGATTAAAATACTAAATAAAGTATATTATGAATAATGTGGATAATCTACTATACTCCGTTAATACTACGTCTATACAAAGGAAAATTATATGACTTCATTCGCAAATCTAAAGCGTAACAGCAATTCATTTGAGAAACTCTCAAAAGCGGTCGAGGCTACATCAGCTGGCACCGAAAACTCCAAAGATGACAATCGTTTCTGGCAACCAGAAGTTGACAAGGCAGGTAATGGCATGGCCATTATTCGTTTCTTGCCAGCACCTGCTGTTGATGGCGATGATGCACTTCCTTGGGTTCGCACATTCAGCCACGGTTTTCAAGGACCAGGCGGATGGTTTATTGATAACTGTTTGACTACTCTTAATGAGAAGTGTCCAGTTTGTGAACACAACAACACATTGTGGAACTCTGGTATTGAAGCAAACAAAGATGTTGCTCGTAAGCAAAAACGCAAGTTGAGCTATCTAGCAAACATTCTTGTGGTTTCTGACCCAAGCAATCCTTCTAATGAAGGACAAATCAAACTTTATAAGTTTGGTAAGAAAATCTTTGATAAGATTACTGAAGCAATGAATCCAGAATTTGCTGATGAAACACCAGTTAACCCATTTGATATGTGGGAAGGTGCTAACTTCAAGTTGAAGATTCGTAATGTCGAAGGCTATCGCAACTATGACAAATCAGAATTTGCCGATGTGTCTGCTCTGTTGGATGGTAACGATGAGAAACTGGAAGAATTGTGGAAGAAAGAGTATTCTCTGAAAGATTTTACAGAGAAGAAAAACTTCAAACCTTATGACCAATTGAAAGGTCGTTTAGACAAGGTTCTAGGCTTCACAGGCGCACCTATCGCCAAGACTAAAGCTGAAGATACTGTTGCATCATTCAAAGATGATGTGTCTGTATTAGATTCTAAGATTTCTGAAAGTGATGATGACTTGGATTATTTCAAGTCTCTTGCTGACCAAGATTAAACTAATCCCATGCAAGTGCAACCCCGCCTAGTGCGGGGTTTTTTACGTCACCCGTTGGAATAGATTTAAAAACATATCGTCATATACAGAAGGTAGATTACCTTGTGATTGTTGGCCACCACCAGATGATGCTTGTGTACTGTTGTTAGTTATATTGGTTACATTATTAACCAAACCTTCAATCATTCTCATAGTGTCTGAAAAGTCTGCTGTTGCTCCCATCAACATTTCTCCAAAGTTTGGCATCGTTGGCATTAAACTTGGTACTAATGGCAAAGATGGTTTTGATGCTGATGCTAAAGTAGTATCGCTTTTATTTTTAGCTAACATTGTACCACTGCCATGACCCATTGGACCACCACCTTTTAACGCAGCTATAGTTGTATCAACATTTGTATTTAATTGTGGATTAGTTTTTGCAGCCGCACCTTTAAGTCCCAAAACATCTAAAGAATTTGCATCACCCATGCCAGCATTTTGTGCATCAATTAATTGTTTAGTACCTTTTGCACCAACAGCGTGAGCCATAGATAGATATTCTTCGGTATCTGGTAGTCCGTAAGCTCTCAACTGTTTAGCATTTGATTCTGTATATGCTGTCATCATCTTTTCTTGATTCTGACCATTGAACAAATCATTTGGTCCAAGACCTGCTAATTTAGCAGCTGCAATAACATCCATAAACTGATATTTTCCAGCAGCTTGTTTATTTGATTTCTTTTCTCTCTCGCCTGCTTGCCAAGCAGCAACTTCACCTATCGTATTTTCTGTAACTAATTTTCCATTTATTGTAGCACCGCCTGCTTTGCCAAATATAGTATCATAGTTTCCTCCAGATTCTCTACCACCAATTCTAGAAGCGTAATCGCCAGAAGGTGCTGCGGTTGGTTTTGTGGAAGGTGCTGTTGGTGCTGAAGTTGGAACAGCTGGGGTTGGTTTACCAGCAGCTGCAAGTCTTGCCGCTTCAGCAGAACTCTCATTTGGCGCAGATGGTAATGCTTGTACTTTAGCAGTTTCAAGTTGTTGCGGTACAACACCCAATCGTTTTAATTTTTCTTCGTAAAATACGGCTCTTTGTTTTAATATCTTTTCATTACCACCTTGATTAATATCATCCTGTATTGAAGCAAGTGCAGCAACACCATCAATAACTTGTTGTTGGCTATCTGGCGCTAAAGCATCTATTACTTGATATGCAGTTAAAGCTGTTAACCAAGCAGCGCCAATTGGACCACCAATAAGTGCAGCTGCTTCACCAGCAAAGAATTTTTTCAGTATTTCACCAGCGCCTTTTTTAGCAACATTTTTAGCACCTTGTTCTGCAGCCATTCTTGCTGCTCGTTCTCTAATTTTATCTTCTGCTGTCTTGTTGAAACCTGCTGGTACTTTTTCTCCAATAGTTCCAGGTTTTATTACTGGACCTTTACTAGGAGTTCCTGGTGCTCCAGGTGTTGGTGCTCCAGGTGCTCCAGGTGCTGGTGCTCCGGTAGTTGGCATTGGCAATCCCAATTTCGAAGCACCCCATGCAATTGCAGCTGCGCCGGCCGCAGTTGCTAAACCTGCAAGAGCACCACCTAGAGCTGTAATTGCTAAGTATAAAGCGCCACCCGCAGCTAAAACTGTAAGAAGGCCACCAGGAATTTGTAATTCTTTTTGCAAGTAATCATCTAAAGCTGAAACCGCTTTGATAATTAATTGTCCAATAGATTTAAAAATCTCAACTATTCCACCAATAATTTTTGGGTCACTAACTATGTCACTTGTCAGGTCAATTAATTTTTTTATTCCTTTTAACACATAATCAAATGCATCAACAGCAAATTCTTTAACTTTAGCATAAATTTCTGGGTTATCTAATAATTTTCCAATACCTGCCATTAAAACACCAATTATCCCACCTTTAATTAAAAGAGATGCTATTGATGATAATATGTCAAATATGCTTTTTTCTTCCTTAGGTTTAGCACCCACTTGTGTTGGAGTTTTAGTTGCTATTCCGCCTGCTTTACTAAATTTAGATTCATAAGCAGTCTCTCTATCACCAGCTCTTTTAAAGAACATGTCTGCATTTTTTGTTGCAGTACCACCTTGCAATTTGACCAGTTTCATAATGTTCAATTTGGTCAAATTCATGTCCATTGCCATTGCAGGCAAGACAGAGGAGTTTTTTGCGGCTAACTTTGAATGTATCTTTAGTTCTCTGGTCTCACCAGTAAGAATGTCCATCTTTGTTTCTAATGCGCCACTAGAGAATGAACCACCTAAACTGGCAATTTTTCCACCAGATTTAGCAGGTGTTGCACTATACGATTTAAACATTGATGGTAAAGCAGTTGCGAGAAATCCTTTTTGATTAAAGAATTGTCTTGGATCCACTTTCTCAAGAGCTCGTTTACCTAAAGTTGATGCTATTCCACCACCTTTAGATTTTTCAGCCTTGTAAATTTCTGCTAATCTGGACTTGTTTTCTGCCATTTATTTTCTCGCTTGCTGTTGAGCTTTTAATCGTTCTTTTTCTTCTTCTAAAAATTTCACCAACATATCAATGTAAACTTGTCTTTCCCAAGGTAACATGTTATCCAATTCCGTCAAACTATACTTGTGGTGTTGCATTAAAGCAAAGTTAGTTTGAAAGTAATTACCTAAGGTATCATAACCAAATATTATACGAAAAAATTTTGAATGCCTTCCACGACAATCTTTTCTTCGTAACCACACTTACCACATTTAAAATCCAAAGGTTTAGAAATCTTTGGCATTGTAGTAAAAAACTTTTGAATCTTTTCAAGGTCATCTTGTTGTAGGTTGTCTACAAACTCCATCAATTCTTCTTTTGTAGAATCTTTGGCATAATACATTTGTTCATCATCATAAATGAAATCAATACAATTGACAATAACATCCATAATGGTATCGATAGATTCACTCTGCAAATTATCAAAGTTCTTTACCATTCCCAAAGTTGGATACTTCATTACAATACCCAACTTGTCAGTAATTTCAATCTTATTGTTGTGGTCTTTATCAATAGTCGGTTTGATATCTAAGATATTCAAATCAAACTTAACCAGACCACCACAAGGTTTGTCTTCACCCTTGTCATCCTTAACGATGTTGTTACAGTTGTATTTTAAATTAACAACCTCACCAACAGACCTAGCACGAAGCTGCATGAATAAATGTTCAAGGTCAAATGTTGGCAAATCATCAACATCAATATCTGATATAATACAATTATTCAATACTTGTTTGACCACATTGATTGTTTCTTTTTCATCATTTGACTGTGAAGCCATCAGAAACAATTTTTGCTCTTTTACAAGAAACGGTCTATATTTTACTTTCTTACCTGATGAAATTAAAGTAGTTTCATAGGTCGGCACATCAATTTTTGGTAAAGCCATTTTATATCCTCATTAAATTATATTAGTACTCTTGCGAGTGGGTTCACGAATGTATTGCTAACAGATTGACCTAGTTTATCAAAAAATGGCGCAGCCTTCGCACCAAACAATGCAGCTGCGGCTGCAGCAAGGTCATAACTACCAGCATAAACAACACGGTACTTTTGATATGTGAATTGTACCGAAACACGGTGAAAACTTTCTTCTGACCATGAAAGTGGCTGAGAAGAAATTCCAAGTGGAAATGCATCCATTAATTCAACAACAAATATCTTTTTAATAAACTCATCATACTGAATGATTTGAATATTTGTCATGTATCTGGTTTCATCATCTTTAGCATAACGCAAGTTGTTTGTGTCAGTAGGCATAATTGCTTCTAACCAACGGTCAAATAACTTACGTTCATAGAATTCGTTAGTACACAAAAACGTCAATGTAGTTTCTTGGTACTGTGTTTGATATGGCACTTTAAAAGATGGGCCATAGATTTTAACATCTTGTGTTAATAGTGATTTGCCTGGTAACTCAGCACTCTCGCATTGAAGTGCCAAATATCGAGAAATAGATGGGTTGGAAGTTTTAGATTGTTCACTACTAGTTCCTCCTCCACCAATAATACTGTTAATATCTTGTGTAATATCTGCAATGATGGCATTTGGAAAGTTAAGTAGTTTTTCCAAAACAGATGATTCAATAAAATTATTGATGTATGGTGGAATAGGCAATATAACTTCATATCGGCTAGGTTTTGCTAGACCATCTTTAGCCTTAACATTAGAAAGAAATAATTGTGGTGAGAATGACATTAGAATTGTTCCTGAGATTCGGCATGAACTTTACTTGCTGATGCACCAACGAAACTTTCCATTGGCAATAACGCAGCTATGTCCCATTCGTCAGCAGATATTTCCAAAAACCTTGATTGCACCTGACTAAAGAGATATCGTTTAATACAAGGCTGTGCTTCGAATATCTTTGAAGCGGAAGCCAAAGCAGCATAACTCAACCTCAACTTTGTAGTCTTATCAAATTTGGTATTGTTTGCATAATCACTTAACTTATCCAATAAAATAATTCGTTGCTTTGGGTGAATGTAATGTAGATTCAACCCTAAAAATCCATCATTGTATTGTTCTATTGGTAGTACCAATGGGAACCGGTCGTAGTATTGCATCGAATCTTTTGTCTTGGGGTCATAGAAGTAAAAATACATCTTGCCGATTATGGTCGAATCACGTAGACGGGTTCTATCCTGTAGTAACGCCTGGCGAGTTGGCTTCAACTGAGTTACCTTAGATTGTAGCCATGCCCGTGCTTGGTTTGTTCTTGGAGTCAAACCTTGTTTTCTTAACGATTGATTTATTCTGTCTATTAGATACGCCATGTTCTATTTATATCAAAGACCAAGTTCTTTTTCTGTGATAACTTTAAACTGCCACCCTTGTTCTTTACAGAAAAGGTCAGCTGCTCGCCATTTCTCTTGGTTGATAGCATAAGTTGCAGCCTCTTGGATGAATCTTTGAGTCTTGCGTTTCTGCACTGGCATCTTGGTCTGAGCCAAGGGTTTCACCTCTAATATATAAGTGGTAACCTTACCATCCTTTAGACGCATTTTTACAATAAAGTCTGGGAAGTATCTGTGTGTTTTATTGTCCACGGGAGACACGTATGGTATTGGCAGTTCTTCGGATGCCCACCAGATAACATTCGGGTGGTCATCAAAATATTTCATAACCCTTAATTCCCAGTTGGAACGGTATATGATATTTTTTGAATTCCCGTTGTATTTGGATGGGTTCTTGGGTAAAAAAGTTCCTTTATATGACATAAATAGTATCTAGGCAACCAAAAGGCAGACAATGGCATTTTTCTCACTAACAGACATAAAATATGTTCCTGGTCAGGATAGACAATTTGAAGTTAATACTGACCAGTTTAATATAGACAATAAGAGATATCCAATTGATATTGGAAGTGCAGACAAAGCACACTACATGATGTTCTTTGTCAATGTACAAGAACGAACACAAGTTGGTGGTTACAATTATGATAGTACCACAAGCGCTAAAGTTTTAGAGAACATGAGTGGTTCTCAGAATGGTTTTTCTGTTTCTCGGGATCTTTTAAATCAAGGTATTGATTATTTGAGCAATTTAAATACTCAAACAGACTCCTCAATTTCGGACATGCAATATAATACGGAAGAAGTAGCTGATGATGGCACCACATCAGGAATTGTAAAACAAATACAAGCTACTAATGTATTGTCAAAAATTGGTCAAGCGGCAAAATCGTTTAAAGACACAGATTTTTTAAAGCGTGGTAACTTTTTTCGTACTGTAAAAAGAACAAAAGATACTATTGCATTGTATATGCCAGATACTTTGGCGTTTGATTATCGCCAATCATATAGTGATGTGAGTGTCACTAAAGACTTGGGTGATTTTGGTTTAGCAGTTCAGGCTGGGGCATCATTACTTGATAAGAGAAATACATCAAGTAATCAAGCAATTATGCAAAATCTTTCACCATTTTTGGCGGATTTTGCTAAAAGTAGAGGCATTGGTGGTGATAGTACATTTACTGCATTCACTGCTGCAACTGGTGGAGTTTTAGCAACTAATCCTCAACTTGAATTGATTTATCAATCACCATCATTTAGAAATTTTAGATTCTCGTTTATGTTTTATCCAAGAAGCCAAAAAGAAGCTAAACAAGTTTTGGGTATTATTGATATGTTTAGATTCCACCAAGCGCCAGAAGTTCTTACTTCCACCTATGGTCGTTTCTTGGTACCACCTTCTGAGTTTGATATTAAGTTTTACTATAACGGCCAAGAAAATCCTAATATTCCACAAATATCAACATGTGTTTTAACAGACATTTCTGTTGATTATGCACCATCTGGTTTTGCATCATATGAAACTTTGTCCAATAAACCAGAACGTGGTGGTACTGGTATGCCTGTTGCAATCCGCATGGACTTGGCATTTAAAGAGACAGAAATTATCACTAAACAATTCTTGTCTGGTGAGAAAAGAAGTTATGCTTCAGTATTTAATGGTAACGAACCAATTAATGGTTTGGATATTGGTGGTGAAATGCGAACACAAGAACAACTGGATTATGCTGCTAGTTTGGGTGATTGGGATGAAACTAATCCAAACTATGGTTTAACTCAGGAAAATACGGCTACATCAGATACGGAGTTTGATTTGGTTAATGGTGATTGGGGTTCTGATAATTCAATCTCAGTTGAAGAAGATGGCGAAGCGGGTGCATAATATGGCAAAATATTTTAATTACTTTCCTAAAACTCCTTACTATAAAAGTAAAGATTCCACATCTTTGGATGTTGTAACAAATATCACAACACGCTTTAATTTTGACAATCGTTTTCGTCAAAATGCTGCAACTTATTACAAGTATAAAATTAGAGAAGGTGAAACGCCAGAAATTTTAGCGTCCAAGATTTATGGTTCTCCTGAGAAACATTGGGTAATTTTATCACTAAACAATATTGTGGATCCAATTTTCGAATGGCCTTTGCCAAATAGAAGTTTTGGTAAATTCATTGAGAGTAAATATAAAGCTAGTGCTTCAGCAAATCAAACAGGTCTTGAATGGGCAACAGCAAATGTTTATGGTTATTACAAAGTTGTAACTAGAAGTAATCCAAATACCGGTGTTATAAATGTAAATAGGATTAAATTGGATGCTAATACATACAATTCTACCACTCAAACAACAACAAATTATACTTTAGAAGACGGCACTTCGTTGATTGTTGCTATTACCAAAGAATCAAAAACTTATTATGAATATGAACAAGAAATAAATGAAAATAAAAGATTGATATCAATTCTTAAGCCTGAGTTTGTAACTGAACTGGAATCTGAATTGATAGCAGTTATGAAAGATAGTATTGCATGAATGATTTTAATTTAATACAACCCACAGACTTCAATATTAATGAGTTAGCATTGGTGACAAAGGGTGGTAAAATTAGTTTGAGAGACATTTATGAAGAAATAAACATACATGAAAGTATGTTAGCTCCTTGCATTTCAGGCAGTATCATTATCAATGATGCTATTGGGTTGTCATCAAAATTACTATTAGATGGTACAGAAATTCTGTTAATTGATATTGACAAAGGTGCTGGCCTTTTTAGAATGAAAAGGTCCTTTAGGGTATACAAACAAACCGATAGAAGAACTATCAACCAAACTAGTGAGTCATATGTTTTAAGATTTGCCTCAGAAGAAATTGTTTTATCGGAACAACAGTTGCTAACTGAATGTTACAAAGGAACTTATACTGATATTACAAAAAAGATATTGACCAATAAGTTAAGAGTTTCTCCAAACAATTTGAGTGGCAAGTTTGATAAATCTCTTGGTGCCAATGATGTTATTATGCCAGGTTTAAAACCATTTGATGCTCTCAATTGGTGTGCTAAAAGAGCTATTGATTCTAAAGGACAACCAACTTTTATGTTCTTTGAAAATGTGGAAGGTTATAACTTTACCACACTTTCCAGTATCATGCAATCGCCATCGATTTTCAATGTCAACTTTGATATCAAAAACTTGGTTGGCGATAATACAAAAGAAGAATTATTGGGTGCTCGAGCAATGGAAGTTATGACGCAGTTTGACTTCATTAAGAATACACAGGCTGGTGTTTATGCAGGAACATTTGTTGGTATTGACCCATTGACACGGCAAATAAAAGTTGATAAGAAAACGATGGACAATATCTATGGTGGTGTAAGGCATGCGAATGAAAATGCGAATTTGCCAATTGAAACAAATAAATTAGGTAAAACAAACTATCAAATGACAGATTCTAGGGTGGTTTACTATCTCACAACTGCTTTGCGTGGTTCTTCAAATTTTATTAGACAGAATGAACCTGGTTCTTTACAAGTGGATGATACGCCTCAGAAATTTGCATATGCTAGAAAAGCCATATTGCAAAATTTTATGGGTCAAAGACTTAAAGTAGTTTTGCCTGGAAATTTTACAGTATCGCCTGGAAGGACTATTAATTTGGAAGTACCAAAGCGTTCCTTCAACACGAAAGGTGATAATAATTATGATTCAACTTTAAAAGGTAAGTATGCAATCTTATCGACCAGACACATTATAAGATATAATATGTTTGAAACGGTTGCAGAAGTAGTTACAGATTCTTCAGAAAAACCAGTTGTCACTTCGAACAGAGACCTGGCCAGAACAACATGGGGTTATTAAAATATGTATGAAAATGATTTAGTAAGAACTAGTAATTGGACTGGAGTTGTAGAAGACTATGATGATCCATTAAAAACTGGAAGACTTCGTGTTAGAATTAATGGATATCATAATGTTAATAAAACAATTCTTCCTACAGATTGTTTACCTTGGGCTATGGTTGGATTGCCAGTTAACGGTTCAACATCATTCACAACAGCTAAAGTTGGTGATTGGGTCATTGGCTTCTTTTTAGATGGAGACTCAGCTCAATTTCCAGTTGTGACTCATGTTCTTCCAGGTATTAATACTGTGCTTGTTAAACAACCAGTTGGTGCACCTGTTATGCCAAATGGTGAACTATATGATAGAGTTGGTCAACCATCAGTGCCTCCATTAGGTCGTGGTGTTGTGCAATTTACAGCCATAGATACTTCAAATAGAAGAAGAGCACACATTTGTGATATTTCATATGAAGTGGATCAAACTGTTGGTGCTATGAAGAATCTTTATGGTCCTATTGTTGATGCTATTAGGACACTTATTAATGTTGTGGTGGGATCATCAAATTATGATCCAACAGGTCTTGTAAAACAAGCAATCGAATTTGCAAGACAAATTGTTAGGTTTATTAAAGATGTTACATCAACTTTAAAGAAAATACAAGAAACAATTGATGGTTATTTGACCGTGTTGAGAAAAGTTTCAGCAATGATTACCTATCTTCGTAGTTTACCAGAAAGAGCTTTGGCATTTTTAACTGATTGTTTAGGAAATTTATATAAATCTTTACGAGCTGGTTTTACATCATTGTTTGCTTTTGATGGTGACTCTGGACTTTTTGGTGAAGTTGGTGAGTTGCTAAATACAATATCAGAAGGAGTTGATGCTGTAACCCAAGCAACTAGAGCTGCAGCTTCAATTGCTGCAACTCCACAAAAAATTGCAGCAATAATAGCAACACCAACAAGCGCTGCTGAAGCTGCAGCTGCAGGTAAACAAGTGGAACAATTAATTAGTGATGCTGGTGTACCAGCAAGTCCAATTGAAGTTGGCGCAGGACCTTAATGTGGAATTGAAATAATATATGTCAGATACATTTATACCTTATGAGAGAGAAGTATTGCCTGAAAGGCCTGATACTGATTTAGGTTGGACTGAGCCGGAATCTCCTGCTTCAGTAGAATATCCACCAAAATATCCATTTAATAATATTACTCAAACTATGTCTGGCCACATGTTTGAGATGGATGATACACCAGGTGGAGAAAGAATACGTATACATCATCGTTCTGGAACATTTACAGAAATGCATCCAAACGGAGATGAAGTGCATAAAATTTATGGTGATGGTTATGAAATTATTACTAAAAATAAAAATGTATTAATTAGTGGTGTTTGCAATATCACTATTAACGGTGATTCCATTCTTCATGTCAAAGGTAACAGAAAAGAAATTGTTGAAAAAGATTACAATCTTATTGTTAAGGGTAAATATAATCTTGTAACAAAAGGTGAAGCTAGCTTAATGTCTTCAGAAGACATGACTATTGGTGCTGGTGGTGATGTTTTAGGTGGTGGAGGTTCTCTAAATATTAAAACTGGTGACCACTTACTAATAACTGGTGATTTGGAAGTTGACGGACATCTTGAAGCTTACTCAGTTGGTGCTGTTAGGGTTGATGCGAGAGCTGGTATTTCTTGTGGTATAGGTGATCCTGGTAACCCACTCAAAGGTAGACTTCCAACACCTCCTTTAGGAATATTTTCTGCAACAACAGTTACTGCTTTACTTTCTGTTGCTGCTCCATTAGGAACTTTTGGTTTAATGGATTCTATATTAATGACCGATACGGTAAATACTGCATTACATAATTGTCACTTTCACGCCAGTTTCAAAGGGCCTACAGGTCCACCAATTCCAAAAATGATTTAAGGATATACTATGGCAACTTTATTTGACAGAACAGGTTTTAATTTTACAGATACAAGTGGTACAATAGCTGTATTGCCAAACTCGGCTATACAACAGATAAATTCAGCACCGGCATTGGTACCAAATCAATGGATGAAAGATGATTTGGTAAATGATGATACTAATGGTTATTATAAAAACCCTCTTGCGAATTCGTGTAATATTATTTGGAGTTCTTCTAACACATTAATTAATGTTACAAATTCGTTGCAGGGTTCTGGTAACTTGACGGCATTGTGGACTACAATTAATGCAGACTTAAAAGCTATTTCTGGTTATAATGTCACAACAGGAAGTGCTGAAGCGCCGCCAATAGTTGAAACACATTATACCGGCCAAATGGAAGAATTTTTAGCTCACACCTATAGGATTTCAGGTGTAGTTCCAATTACTGCAAATACAGATGCAGCTGCAAAACCACATCTTGAGCAGGCTATGCAAATTGGTCGAGCATTAACATATTTGATATATCAAGTTGATGGCCGAGAAGACAATGCTCCTATGTTAGGCAGTTTTACAAGCCTTTTAGTAGCTAACACAATTTATGACTATGCTAATATTATTGTAACCTATGCAAACACAATTAATGCAAGTGTATCTGAAAGTGTTGGTGGTACTCCTCCAGACGACATCTTTACAATCAGAACTTCTAATTTGAGTTATGCTGTGGTAAATACTATTGCTACTTCTGCTAATAGTTTAATTACTTTAATCCGTGATAGACGTATACATGATGAGAATTTTTATACAAAATCCAATGAATTGGTCAACGAAGCTAAAAACATACGTAGATATTCAAATTTAGGTGCATCTGAAAGCAGTTTAGTTGACAATCTTATTGGAACTGATAAATTAAAATCTAGGCTTGCTAATCAGTAACATAAATAGAAAATGGCAACAGTAACTACAAACACAACCAGAGAATGGCGAGACTTGGATTTGAATTTTAAGATTCATCCAATCCGTAAAGACATTAATAAAAATCGAGCCGAAATGGCAGTAATCAATTCTATTAAGAATTTGATTTCTACCAGACACTATGAAGTTCCTTTCCAACCAGAAATTGGTTGTAATGTCCAAAAATTACTGTTTGAGCCATTAGATTCGGTTACAGCAACTTTAATTGAACGTGAGATTACGGAAACAATCAACAACTTTGAGCCTAGAGCTGAAGTGGTAAGTCTCACAGTATTAGCGGATTTTGATAATAATGGTTTTAAAGTTGAGATGTTATTTAAAATAGTTAATAGAACCGACCCGGTAGCAATCAAATTTTTCTTAGAGCGAGTTCGATAAATGGCAGATAATCGTCTACAAGTTGCGGAACTTGATTTTGATACAATCAAAACCAACCTAAAATCTTATTTAAAACAACAGTCGGAGTTTCAAGACTATGACTTTGAGGGTTCAGGTCTCGATGTTCTCATAAACCTTCTTTCTTATAATACACACTATAACGCATACTATCTCAACATGGTAGCCAACGAAGCATTCTTGGATACAGCTTTGTTGAGAGACTCTGTAGTGTCTCATGCTAAAACATTAGGGTATGTTCCATATTCTAAGACAGCTGCAACAGCAACTATTAATGTGACTGTGGAAACTGGTTCTACTGTAATTGATACTGCAACTATACCAAAAGGTTTTACTTTAATTTCTAACACAATTGATAATGAAAATTATAACTTTGTGGTTTTGTCAGATGTAACTGTTACTAAAAGTGGAACAAAATACTTCTTTGAAAACTTACAAATTAAAGAAGGCCAATTTGTAAGTTACTCATTCACACAAGAGGAGAGTTCAAATCCTAAAGCTATATTTGAAATTCCTGATGCCGATATTGACACTTCAACCATTTCAGTAAGTGTTAAACCATCTTCTAGCAACACACAAACAACAATTTACAATAAAGTTACTGATGTTTTGGATGTAACAGGTGCTTCTGAGGTTTACTTCCTGCAAGAAGCTAGAGGTGGTAAGTATAAAATTTACTTTGGTGATAATATTATTGGTAAAAAATTGAATGATGGCGCCATCATTACTGTTACCTATTTGTCAACAAATGGTATTTTAGCTAATAAAGCTTCAGAATTTACTGTTGGTGCAGCAATTGGCGCCTTTACCAATATTACTGTAGATGTTGTCAATGTTGCTTCAGGTGCAACAAATAGGGAAACTGTCAATGAAGTTAAGTACAATGCTGTGGCTCAATTTGCAACACAGAATAGATTGGTAACTTTTAAAGATTATGAATCTTATATTACTAAAAATTATCCATCATTAGAATCCATTTCCGTTTGGGGTGGTGAAGATGAAGATCCACCAATTTATGGTAAAGTATTATTATCAATTAAACCGAAAGTAGATTACTATATTTCGGAAAAAGAAAAACAAAGAATCATTGATGACATTATTACACCAAAATCTATTGTTGCAGTTCAAACAGAATTTCGTGACCCCGAATATTTGTATTTGTTAGTAAACAATTACATTCAATATGACCCTAAAAAGACCACACTTGGTGAATCAGCTCTTAAATCTAATGTTAAGAATGCTGTGATAGCATATAGAAATGATAAATTAAATAGATTTACTTCAAAATTTATTCTTTCTAAGATGCAAGATTATGTTGATGCAACAAGTGTTAATTCCATTATTGGCTCAGAAACAACTGTTCGTTTACAGAAAAGATTTTTGCCAACATTAAATGCTTCTAAAAATTACAATATTATTTTTAATGCACCTCTACATCGTGGAACAATTACTAATAAATTGAATTCTACAAACTTCAATGTTAACGATTCTGATGGTGTTGAAAGAACGGTTCAATTTGATGAGATTCCACAATCTTATTCCGGCATCACATCCATTGGCGTTACTGATGCTGGTTCTGGTTATACATCTGCACCAACTGTAACAATTACTGGTGATGGCACCGGCGCAACCGCAGAAGCTATTATTGTAAACGGAAGAATCCAAAGAATTAATATTGTTGACCGTGGTACAGACTACACCCGTGCTATTGTTACCATCACTGGTGGTAATGGTTATGGTGCTAAGGCCACAGCTCTTGTTGATGGTAAAGTTGGTACATTAAGGTTAGTATATTATGATACGAATGCTCAACGCCAAATTGTCCAAGAAAATGTTGGTAACATTTATTATGATACTGGTAAAATAGAAATTTTTGACCTGAACATCCTTTCGGTTGATTCTATTGATGGTTTTATTCGCCTATCTTTTGAATCTGAAAAGGGGATTATTGAAACCATTAAAAATACTATTATAACTATTGATGAAACCGATCCAACTTCGATTACAATTGATTTGGTCAAAGTATCTGTCTAAGTAAATGTCTAATCTAAAAACCTCTCTACTTGTTGCACAACAAGTACCTGAATATGTAAGTGACGAATATCCATTATTTGTTTCTTTCCTTGAAGCATATTACGAATTCATGGAGAATGCTCAAAGTACACAAAAAAATGATGTGATGACTTTGAGTAAAAACATGAGATACATCTCCGATGTTGATGCGTCTATTGGTGCATTTGAAAGAAGTTTTTTTAGTAACTTTGCATCTTTATTTCCTAGAGATGTTAGAATTAACAAAGATATGCTCATTAAAAATGTGCTGCCTTTGTATGTGTCTAGAGGTAATGAGAAGTCATTTAAACTTCTTTTCAGAATGTTATTCGGTGATGAGGTAAATGTTCTTCTTCCTAAAAATAACATTCTTCGTGTTTCTGATGGTAAATGGATTCTTGACAATCTCCTTAAGCTGGAAACCGATGTACGTAGCATCTACACAGGCAATGGTACTGAAAAAACATTTTATTTGGCTCAACAAGTAAATGTTGATGAGGTTCAGATTTATGTGAATGATGTTTTAAAAACAATTGATACCGATTATACAATTCGTAGAGAATCGAGAAAGTTGGTATTCAATACTGCGCCGGCATTAAACGCTTCAATTAAAGCTGTTTACAGTAATTTTGATATTACACTTTTAAACAACCGAAAAATTGTTGGCGGAACTTCAGGTGCGGCTGCTATTGTTGAAACTGCATCAAAAAGAATTATTACAGACCGTCTAAATTTTGGTTTGCCATTTGAATTGATTATTGATAAGAAAACACTATCCGGGTTATTTGGTAATGGTGAAGAAGTGAGAACGGATATTATTGATTCCAATGGAACAAAAATTGTTATTGCAGCTGATACATTCTCCATTCTAACAACCATCTTTGTAACCAATAGTGGCGCAGCTTATAATGTTGGTGACAAGATTACTGTATTGGGTGGTGGTGCCACTTCAGTTGCTACAGCAGAAGTAGCGTCTGTCACCTTGGGTGTTGCTAATCGTATTGCTATTGAATATGGTGGAGCTGGTTTCCATACTGCTAGTATTATTACACACTTATCAGAAGGCAATAGAACAATTATTGGTGCGGTTGATGGTGTTGATACATCTGCAACCAGGTCGGCTAACTTCTTCCAATTAAATGAAGATGTTATTTTTAATTATGCCAATATTTCACTATCAGCGGCTGACTATGGATTTCCATCGCAGGCAATCCCAGCTGGTGAAAATATCAACACAAGAATTTATGATGCGCTAAGTACACTCACAATTACAGACCTTGGTCCAATGACCAATGCTGTTATTTTGTTCTCTAATACTTCTATCAATACTTCATCACTTGATTCTGAAGGTGCTCGTTACCTTCTTGGAAATACCATCTATGATATCAAATCTTTCCGTGCAGTTGGTCGTATTGATATAAATGATGGTGGTGTAAACTATAAAGTTGGTGATGAAGTTAATTTTGGACCAAATCCATCCGGCACATATGGTAGCGGCGCAGCAGCTGCTGTAAGTGAAGTTTCCAATACTGGTAGAATTACAAGAATTAGAATACAATCACCTAGAGTTGCTGGTACTGCAAACATCCTAAACAATTCAATTGTTGTTACAGGAACTGGAACATCGTTTGGTACTGAACTTGGTGTTGGTGATAAGATTACTATCAGAAGTCAAGACCGTTTTGTAAATTCGGTAACTTCAGCTACATCATTGACTGTTAATTCTGCATTTACTTTTAGTGATGGAACAGTTTGGTCTAATAATAGTCCAATTGGTTCATTATCCCGTGGCGTTGTGGGTGGTATTAACTATACGCAAGGTTCTTTTCCAACTCTTACTGTTGCCACTACTTCAGGTGGTTCTGGTGCTAATGTTGCAATCACTGCTTTGATGGGTGATGGTGAAAGATTGAATGCGATAACGGATTCTGTGGCTGGCCAAATTCTTTCTATTAGAGTTACAAGTGGTGGAACTGGTTACAAATATATTCCACAAGTTGACTTGACTAACATTGGAGATGGTAATGCCAAGGCTGAGGCACAAATTGGTACATCATATTTGACATTACCTGGTCGATGGACAACTTCTGATTCTATCCTGTCTAGTTCGGAAAGACGCCTACAGGGTAGTGATTATTATGTGGATTACTCTTACACTACATCTTCATTGACAGAATTTACCCGCTACAAGGATGTTTTAAAACAACTCCTACATCCAGCTGGTTTCGTTAATTATGCGGACTTGAATAAGAATTCAACCATTAAACCTAGTCAAACCACAGTTTCGAGAACACTTACTAACCAGATTTCAGGAACAGTATCAGTTTCTAATGGTTCAATTTACGTGGCTGGTATCAATACGAAATTCAACATCGCAAACTCTCTCGGAACACTTACTGTCGGCTCAAGTATTGCTGTCAACGGTGAATTGAGAGTGGTAAATAGTATTTTCAGTAACACAAATATTTCTGTTTCTTCTGCATGGACTATGAACACCAGCGGTGAAACCTTAATTATAGTGACATAAATAGAATTTATGGCAGCAATAACCAATAAAAAACTATCTTTTAATACCGCAGAACAGTTCAAAGAACAGTTCTCCGAAGGTATTCCAACAATCACTTATGTGTATATGGGAAATCATGTTCCGTATGCAAATGAGGCTTCTCCTAATTCCATCGTTGACACCGTTGCAGATGAGAAAATAACTTGGGATAATATGTTCGCAGCAAAGCGAGCAACTGGAAACGATGTACAATTAGTTGTTCCTAGGGTTAATTGGACATCCAATACTGGTTATCGCCAGTATGATGATACAATCTCAATTGAAACTTTATTGTCAGCAAATCCAGCACAGAATTTAAAACCAATGTATGTTATTACATCGGCTAGAAATGTTTATAAGTGCGTTTCAAATAGCGCTTCTGCTAATTCTACAGTTGAACCAACTGGTGATTATACAACTTCCAATGGTAATATTTCCACATCTGATGGGTTTGTTTGGAAGTATATGTACAATGTGAAACCATCCAATAAGTTTTTAACTACTGATTGGATGCCTGCACCAACATCCACATCTGCATTGGATTATGGTGTTAACAATTCCGGTGTGGTCGATGGAGAGTTGACAAATATTGTTGTTACAAATCCAGGTGTAAATTACAGGCAAGCTTCAAACATTAGAGTTGATTTGTTTGCTTCTGGTCAGACTGAAATTAAATTATCAAACACATCGTTGGTACTTTCAATCTTTAGTATTCCAACTTTGGCTAATTTAAGTAATCTGTCCATTTCAGGAACAGGTATTGCTACAGATACTTATATCAGTTCTATTTCAAATACAACTGGTACTATCACACTTTCTGGTCCAACAAATGCTGTTGGCGGTAATGCAAATAATGTGACAATTTCAACCCGAGTGTTTATTTTTGGTGATGGAATTGGTGCTGTTGCAACAGCTACAATATCAAATACATCGTCTGGCGCTTCAGCTTCACAAGCTAATATTTCTAAAATATCAGTTTCAACAATTGGTTCTGGTTATACTAGAGCAAATGCATTTGTTTATGGCTCAGGTTCTGGTGCAATAACTAGAGTTATTTTGCCTCCAAAATTTGGCCATGCATTTAATCCTGCTAAAGAATTGCTTGCTAATAATGTTATGGTCACAGTTCGTGTTGGTGAAATAGATTCAACAGAACAGGGTTTAATTTCAGTAGATACTTCGTTTAGGCAAATTGGCCTTCTGAGAGATCCATATAAATATGGGTCAACTGTTGCTGCAAATACATCTACTGCAAATTCTGTAATTTCACAAACTACTAACTTGGATGTTGTTGCAGGTGGTGCGTATTCTTTGAATGAATATGTATACCAAGGCCCAGTTAATACTCCAAATGCATATGGTTTTGTTAATGCACAAGCAACAAATGGTGTTCGTTTGACCAAGGTTCAAGGAACATTTATTACTGGTCTTTTACTTGTCGGTGCTAATTCTGGTGCTTCCAGAACTGTTACTGCTGTGACGAATCCAGAATTTCAACCATATACAGGTGATATATTGTATACGGAAAATATAACAAAACTCGACCGGGCAGATGGCCAGGCGGAAAATATTAAACTAGTCGTAAGTTTTTAAGGACGGTAAATGGCTCTTGATACCAATTTTAATGTAAACCCATATTATGATGACTATGATGAAAATAAGAAATTTCTTCGTATGTTGTTTAAGCCAGGCTATGCTGTTCAGGCTCGTGAATTAACACAAATTCAAACAATTTTACAACAACAAGTACAAAGATTTGGTAATCATGTATTTAAAAACGGCTCTGTTGTCACTGGCGGCCAAACCTTCTTTCAAGAGGTAACTTATCTCAAATTGGATTCTACATTCTTAGGTAATGCTGTTACTGTAGATAACTTCGTTGGTAAAACACTTGTTGATGATAACACAAATCCAACCAAACGTGCAATGGTTTTGAAGGTGTTTGATGCTGATGCTGGCACTGGTGATCCAAAAACTTTATTGGTTAAATCAATTTTTGGCACAGAGTTTGCAGCTGGTGATACAATTAAAACTTTTGAAACAAATACTATTTCAGCTAATGTTGCAACAGCCGGAGTTGGCACAGGCCAAATCTTCTCAGTTAATGAAGGTGTTTTCTATTATGAAGGCTTCTTTGTTAAGAACGATGCACAAACTATTGCTGTTTCAAAATATACAACCAATTCAAATACAAGAGTTGGTTTTGAAATTACTGAATCCACAGTATCATATGCATCCGATACTTCATTGTTGGATCCAGCTCAAGACGCTTCCAACTATCAAGCTCCTGGTTCTGACCGTTACAAGATTACAATGACTTTGGCTCAACGTAGCCTTGAGTCTATTGATGATACACAATTTATTGAATTAGCTAGAATTGATGAAGGTAAATTAGCAAAGTATAATCGAGAGCCAATCTATTCGGTGTTGGAAGAAACACTAGCTCGTAGAACATATGATGAATCTGGTAACTACACCGTTAGACCATTCAATTTAACATTGAACACATCCGCCGCAAATACAGCAAACATGGAAGTAATCTTATCTCCAGGCAAGGCGTATGTGTATGGTTACGAATATGAATCAGTTTCACCAAAAAAACTTATTGTTCCAAAACCAAGAAGTACAACTAGTGTTACAAACAAACGTATTACCGCAGACTATGGATACTATGTTTATGCAAATACACTTTATGGAACTTTGCCAATTAACAGCCTTCAAACTGTTGACCTGCATTGTGTTCCCAACTCATCAATTAATGTAACCTCTACTGCAACCATTTCCAACACAAAGATTGGTACTGCAAGAATTAAATCTATCCAGTTTGATTCAGCAACAAACACATCCAATTCTGCGACATATCAATACAAGGCTTTCTTGTTTGACGTTAATGTTGGATCATTAACAGGTGTAGTTAATACAGCTATCAATGTGAGTTCTGTGCAAATTGCTAATACTTTGATTTTAGCTAATAACAGGATGACAACTGATAATGCTTACATTGGTGCTAAATTTAGAATTACTAGTGGACCTGGTGCGGGCGAAACTGCTAAGATAATTACAAATTATAGTGGTGTAAACTCTACCATTACTTTGTCCGATCCATTTGTTGCAACATTAACAAACAGTTCAGTATATTCAATTGATTTCGAATTCAATGATGTTAATTCTATTGTAGTTACAAGTGGTGCCGGTGCAACCGCAAGAGTTGCCGCACTTGACATTGACCAACGCTCTAAAGACCATTCGACAACATTCGATGATGTGTTTATTAGTGACACAAACACCGAAGCTTTAATCTTTAAACTTGGTGAAAATTACATTGCCAATAGTTCAATTTCTGGTCTTTCATTGTCATACAGAAGGTTGTATGAATCACAAACATTTGGAGCTGGTTTATCTCCTGCATTGGGTTTAAGCAGTGGTGAAGCATTGTCTACAGCTTCTTCTACTACAACAAGACAAGCAAATTATCAAGTTGTTGTTACAGCTGCAGGATCTTCTTCATATCAAGTTGGCAAAGCTATTCCTGCTGACCAATTCACAGTTGATTTGGCTACTAGAAAAATTACAGTCACAAACGGTTTAAATTTAACCGCAAATGTTTATGCGACTATTGATGCTACTGCGCCAAATCCAAAAACCAAAACTTATGTTCCTGCAAACACTTCGTTGCAGCTGTCTGCTGGTGTAGACTTATTTGGTAATGGTGCTGTCACGTTATACACATCTAACGGCCAAATTCAGATTGCCGCTAATACGGTTGTTAAATCACCGACTGTTTCACAGTCTCTATATGTTCCAGATGTTATCTACATTTCTTCAGTACTAGATTTTAATAATAACAACATCACACAGGCAAATGTTGCTTCTGCAATTGATGTTACCTCACGCTATGCGCTTGATAGTGGTCAAAGAGATTCTTATTATGACCACTCATCCATCAAATTAAGACCTGGTAGTGCAGCACCTGTTGGGCCATTGGTTATCAAATTTGATAGATTCTCATCATCTGGTGCAGGATTCTTCACAAACGATTCATACAACACCTATTCGTATGAAAATATTCCAAATTTTACATCTTCAAGTGGTACCAACTATTCGTTACGTGATTGTTTGGACTTTAGACCAATTCGTTCAGCTGCAACAGCTGCCACAGCAAACTCTATTGTGTTTGATGTATATTCATCAACAACTGGTCCAAAGATTCCAGAAAATGGCTCAGATATTATTTTGAGTTATAATTATTATCTACCACGTAACGATAAAGTTGTTCTCAATAAAGACCGCACTTTTGAGGTTATAAGTGGTGTTCCTTCTTTATATCCAGAAGATCCAAAAGATAGAGACAACTCTATGACATTGTATGTCTTGCGTAGTCCTGCATATGTGGCAAACACATCTAATGTGTCAACACAATATTTAAATCACAGACGCTATACCATGAGAGATATTGGTACTATTGAAAAGCGTATTGAGAATTTGGAATACTACACATCATTGTCATTGTTGGAACAAAGCACAGTTTCTAAACAAGACTTAACAATTTTAGATTCACAAAATTTACCAAGATTTAAAAATGGTATTATTGTAGATTCTTTTACTGGTTCAGGTGTGGCTGATGTGGCACAACCAGATTATCATGCATCTATTGATTCTAAACTACAAGAGTTGCGTCCATCATTTACCACAAGTGCGGTAACTTTAGAATTTGATTCCGCTAATTCTTCTGGCTTTACACAAAATGGAACTTCTCTCGTTGTAAGCACTACTGATACTCCTTTTATTGACCAATCTAAAGCGTCAAAAGCATCAAATATTAATCCATTTAATATTACCAACTATATCGGTAAGATTGCAATTGATCCAACAACCGATATTTGGTTAGATACAAATCGTCAACCAGATGTTGTGATTAACCTTGGCGGTTCTGCTGATGCATGGAATAGAATTACTTCATTGACTTCTCCATATGATTACGTATGGGGTTCATGGGAAAATCATTGGACAGGAACAACTACAGAGTCCCGAGATTTTGTGGGCCGATCCATGACGGGTAACTTAGGTTTTTGGGGCGGCGATGGTAATACTTCGGGTATGGCTCAAATTATTGATACATATCAAACAACAACTACACAAGCTGGCACATCTACTCGCTCAGGTGTTGTGTCTAGGGTTGTTCCAGAAACCATTACACAAAATATTGGTGACAGACTAGTTGACTTATCTATTATTCCTTACATGAGAACTAAGGGTATTGTGATGGTTGGTACTGATTTCAAACCAAATGTCACATTGTATCCATTCTTTGACACAACTCCTGTTGAAGCATTTACTGCTCGTGCTAATAAATTTACGTTACAAAACAATAATCTTAGTTACAGAACAGAAATTGGTAACTTTGAACAAGTAACTATTTTTAACAATGGTACTGCATCATCTGTTGGTACTGCATTCATAGTTAGAACATCAAATACTGAAGCTTTCATTGTTAATAATCAACCAACTGGTTCTTATAACCTTGCTTCTGCAAACTTAATTGGCCAATCTACGGGAACATCTTCTAAGATTGTTCGTTATGAACACTATACAGGTCGAGTTACTGCGGCCAATACAAATTCGATTACATTGGCATTAGATGCTAATTCTGCAAACAATGTTTCTGATTACAATACATCTGCAATCTTTGTTGTTTCAGGAACTGGCGCTGGTCAAACTGCAACAATTACTTCATATAATCCTGCAACAAGAGTTGCTATGATTTCTGGTACATGGGGAACAACTCCTATTGCCAACGATTCATTCTACTCTATTGGCAGAATGAGAACAACTTCTGCTGGTGATGTTGCTGGTATCTTTACGATTCCTGCCTCAACATTCCGTATTGGTGAAAAGAAACTTCGTTTAATTGATAACAACATTAACGATATTGTGGCTTCCACCACAAACGGAGATGCATCATTCTTTGCTCAGGGTGCTGTACAAACAGTTGAGGCTTCAATCCTTTCTGTCACACAACCTACAATTCAAAGAACAGCGGTACAACAAGAACAACCAATCTCCAGAATTGCTGGTCAAACTAGAACGGATGTTGTTGTTGGATGGTATGACCCACTTGCACAAACATTCTTGATTGACCCGATTGCATATCCACAAGGTGTGTATATCAGTAGGTTGCGTACTTGCTTTAAGTCTAAAGATGATACTATTCCAGTTACTCTGCAATTACGTCCAACTGTGAATGGTTATCCATCTTCATCTGTAATTTATCCAAATGGTTCTGTTACATTAACACCAGATAAAGTTAAGATTACAGATTCTCCAAGTTTGGATGATGCAACTAAGTATACAGAATTTAAGTTTGATTCACCAATCTATATGCAACCAGGCGAACACTCATTTGTGTTGTTTGCTAACTCAAACAAGTATGAGGCATATGTTGCTGAAGTTGGTAAGTTAGATATTGTCCAACAAAGACAGATTTCGGAACAGGCCTATGGTGGTTCTCTATTCTTGTCACAGAACGGTTCTACATGGACGGCTGACCAAACATCAGACATGTTATTCCGAATATACAGAAATGTATTCTCTACAGCGCCGGCTACGCTGCAATTTAATGTTGTAGCGCCGTCATCTAATGTGGCTTATGACTTGATGCATTTGATTACAAATGATTTGACTATTGCTAATACATCTGTGGCTTATACATTTAATTCAACAAGAGATGGTCTAGGTTCTAAAACAGGCTTCTTGCCAATCACTCAACTGCGTAATTATACAATGGATGATGGTTTTGGCCGCCGTGTTATTACAGGTGCTAACACATCATTGGTGTTGAAGGCTACAATGGCAACATTGAATCCTGCCGTTACGCCTGTGGTTGATACGTCACGTTGTGGTGCTATTCTTGTTGAAAACAAAATCAATAACTTGCCATTGAGTAACTCAGGAATATTCGTTACATCTCCAGGTACAGGCTACGCAAATACTGCTGACATTACTGTAACTATTACAGGCGGCGGTGGTACAGGCGCAACTGCTGTGGCTAATGTTGTATCTAATACAGTTAATTCTGTATACATCACAAACGCCGGTTCAGGTTATACAACTTCACCAACAATCACATTAACACCTGGCTCAGGCGGTGGTTCTGGTGCGGCTGTCGTGTATAACGGTGAGGATAAACAACTCGGAGGTAACTCTGATGTGCGTTATATGACACGTAAAGTTATTTTGAATGATGGCTTTGATTCTGGTGACCTTCGTGTTTACCTGACTGCATATAAGCCATCTAATGCTAACATCCATGTGTACTATAAGATTCTATCTAAGTCTGATAATGATTTGTTCGATAATAAGAGCTATCAGTTGATGACAGAACTTGGCAATGAAAACTATGTTGCAACTAACAAAAATGATTTCCGTGAATTAGTATTCGCACCTGGACTTGGTGGTGTTGCAAACAATTCTGTGAGTTACACAACCGATACAACCGGATTCTCAACATTTAGAACCTTCGCAATTAAGATTGTAATGGCAGGTACAGATACAATTGATGTTCCAAAAGTTCGTGATGTTCGTGCAATCGCATTCCCAGCAGGTTAACATATGCCATTAGTAAAAGTTAACGACTCTATTTTTGTTCGAGATACTCATTCTAAGGCCATTCTAAATACAGATAGAAATGGTCTAAATGAGTATTATATGAAACGTGAGCTTGCAAAAAAACAGCAACTAGAAAAAACTGAAGATAAAGCTCGATTGAATAAGCTAGAAGAAGATATGCAAGAGATTAAACAATTGCTGTTACAAATAGCGGCAAATCAGGACAAGTAATGGCTATAATTTCACAATTAAATACCGCAAACACCTTCAGTCAATGGTTGACGGGAACGCAAGACCTTATTGGCAAAGTAAACGAACTGATTGAAGGTGGAAATACCTTTACTTTCTATTCAAATACCAATCTTTCGGTTGCTAACAATCTTACAATTGGCGGCGACTTAACAGTAACGGGAAATATTGTATTAGATTCAATTAGTTTTGATGATATCAACTCTAATGGTTCGGCTTCTTTTGCAAACAATTTAACAGTTTTAGGCACTTCAAATCTTAATACTGTTACCAGTACCACTGGTCTTTTAAATGTTAATTCAAATCTACTTGTAAATGGATTTGCATTTTCTTCAAATGCTAATGTGAGAACTGGTGTTACTACCTTTGCTGTGGTTAATTCTGGTTCAGGTGCTTACCTATTTGACCAATACTCTGGTAATAATCCCGACATATATTTACATCCTGGCCAAACAGTTTCATTTAACATTAATGCTTCTGGCCATCCGTTCCTTATAAGACAGTCAAATGGTGGAACACTTTATAATGTAGGACTTACTCATGTGTCAACAGCTGGTGTTGTTACTGTTGAAAGTGGTGCTCAAGCAAAAGAATCTGGAACACTCATCTGGAAAGTTCCTTTTGGATTAGCAGGTAACACTTATGTTTACCAATGTCAAAACCACTCAGTCATGGTAGGCAATTTAATTATACAAACAACAGTATCATCAGCCTACAGTAGAGCTTCAGACGATGCGGTGGCTTTCTCAATCGCACTAGGATAAATAGATAAATAGAATATCAAGGATATTAAAACATGGCAAACACTTTTAAAAATTATTTTGGCAAAAATGTCGCAGCAAATACGACTGTTTTTACCGCTGGCAGTGGGGTTCAGGCTACTATTATTGGTATGTCTATTGCAAACATCACAGCCGCTCCAATCAGTTGTAACGTATTCGTAACGGCCGGTGGAGTTGACTATTACATGGTCAAAGACGCTTCTATTGCAGTTGGCGGTGCTCTTGTCCCAATTGGCGGAGACCAAAAGTTGGTACTAGAAGCTGCAGATGCAATCAAATGCTCGGCAACCTCAAATTGTGACGTTATCTTATCGGTGCTGGAGATTAGTTAATGTATATCGGTAATACACCTACTACACAACTGTACAATTCAGCTCTTGACTCGTTCAACGGCGATGGTACTACAGTTGCATTTACAGTATCCAGAGTTGTTGGAACAGAGAAAGACCTAGACGTTACAGTTAATGGTGTTCCGCAAGACCCGAATAATTCATACACAGTTAATGGTAGTGTCGTAACATTTACTGAAGCACCATCTGTAGGCACAGGTAACATCATTGTTAGATTCCGTGCTTATGTTGTAACAAAGATTGTACCTGATGATGAGTCTGTTACAGCAGCCATGATTGCTAACAACTCCATCACTGGTGCAAAAATTACATCTAACACAATTAGTGGTACTCAGATTGTTGATAACTCAATTACAGGTTTAGAAATTGCAGCCAATACGATTGGTTCTTCGAACCTAACAACAACTGGTGTTACCGCTGGTATATACGGTGGTACAGGAAATACAGCAAGTTTAACTGTTGATGCACAAGGTAGAATTACAGCCGCTGCAAATGTGGTAAGTTCAGGCGGTGGTGCTGGAGTTGCAGGTGCAAAAACTATCATACTTGCTAACATATTTCACGGATAATTAAGGAAAAATAAATGGCAAATCCAAACATGGCAAACTCGGTGTTCATATATGGCAGTACTGCCTATGTGCAACCCTCTACAACTGCAACAAATACTGCATGGCAATACTCTAGTACAACAAGTGGTACTGCAACATTGACTGGTCTCACACCTGCAGCTGGTAGTGTGAATAGACTTGGAAGTATTGTTGCAACAAACATGACACCTAACACAACAAACGTGACTGTTGCTGTTTCTGGAACTGCAACATATACTGCTGCAAATGCATATTACCTTGCATATCAAACTTCTATTCCACCAAACTCATCATTGATTGTAACTGATAAGAGTGTTCCTGTATATGTTACAGAATATCAATCAGTTGGTGTTACAGTTGGTGTTGCTAACTCTGTAAGCTTTGTTGTCAACTTAGAAACTATTACCTAATGTCTAATCGATATCAAGGCGCCTTTTTATCGACTTCATCATACACTACTAATCCTTCAGTAACAAACGTAGAATACCTTGTTGTTGCTGGTGGCGGTGGCGGTGGTTATGGTGTAGGTGGTGGAGGTGGTGCTGGCGGTTTATTATCTGGAATAATTTCTGTCACTCCTGGCACAGCTTATACGATAACTATTGGTGCTGGCGGTACTTCACAAGCAACTGGCCAATATGGCCTTGACGGATCAAATTCTATTTTTGGACCAATTAAAGCACTTGGCGGTGGAGGAGTATATAATGGCGGAAGTCCTGGCGGCTCAGGCGGTGGTGCTGAAGGTGTCGGTGCAAATAATGCTGGAGGTCTAGGCACAACAGGACAAGGTTTTGCAGGTAGTTTTGGTGGCGGCGGTGATGCCGGTAGTTATGCCGGTTCAGGTGGTGGTGGCGCAGGTTCTCGAGCAGGAGCGTATACCATAGGCCGTGGACTTCCTGGAAATGGCGGGGCTGGAGTTGTTTCATTAATCACTGGTTCGGCCGTGCAATATGGCGGTGGTGGCGCTGGTGGTGCTAACAGTTCTCCACCAGGAGCTCCTAAAGGAATTATTGGCCAAGCATCAGGCGGCGGTGGCCAAGGTGGTTTAGGATCTAATGGATTTTCTGGTATTCCAAATACCGGTGGCGGCGGCGGCGGCGGTGGAGCAGATACCACAAACTCTATCAATTGGACTGGTGGTAATGGTGGTTCGGGTGTTGCAATACTTCGTTATCCTTCATACTTACCAACTGCTAAATTAACAACTGGTGGACCATTAAATTACATTGCAGGAATATATCGTGTATATATTTTTAGTGCATCTGGTACAATTACATTCTAAGGTAAATAATGGCAAGTGGTATTTTTACTCAAAGACAAGTTCAAAGAGAAGTATTAAAAGGTTCATGGGTTAACACCAAAGTACCTTCAGTTGAATACCTTGTTATTGCTGGCGGTGGCGCTGGCGGTAATAGCATTGGTGGTGGCGGTGGTGCTGGTGGTTTATTGCAAGGACATATTTCTGTAGCTTCTGGAACACCAATTACGGTAACCGTTGGTGCTGGAGGTTCCAATAATTCGGGTGTAAATTCTGCTTTCTCATCAATCATTGCAACCGGTGGCGGTAGAGGTGGTTCTTATTTGGATGAAATAGGTGGTCCTGGTGGATCAGGTGGTGGCGGTGGTGCTAGAGAAACATCTGCGTTAAATGCAAATGGTGGTGTTGGAATAGCAGGCCAAGGAAATGCGGGTGGTGTAGGATTTCCATTAAATACAAATTACACTGGTGCGGGCGGTGGTGGTGCAGGAACAATTGGTAGAACCGCAGTAAACAATTATGCTGGACTTGGTGGTGATGGGTTAGCTTCTGATATTTCTGGCACACGAACAGTTTATGCTGGCGGCGGCGGTGGAGGAACACACCCTACTGGTACGGCTGGTGTTGGTGGTTCAGGTGGTGGTGGCGCAGGCACAGCGAGTGGTGGTGGTGCAGGTGTTGCCGGAACTTCTAACTTGGGTGCAGGCGGTGGTGGTTCAACATATAATCAACCAGCTGGCGGTAACGGTGGTTCAGGTGTTGTAATTATATCTTATCCTGATGTATATGCAAACGCAGTATCACAAACAAACGGAACATTTAGTTATACTGGTTCAGGCAGTTTATATGTAAATGGTTCAAGTGGCATTACATATCCTAGTGCAACACAATTTAATCTATCAGGTTCTTCATTTACAATCCAATGTTGGATGTACATGACAGCAACAACTGGTTATAGAACAATTATAACAAAGAGAGCTGCTGGTGGCGGCCCATCTTACAGTTTAAAAATTCCAACAAGTTCTAATAAATTAGCATTTGGTAATTCTGTTAATGAATTATCATTTAATAGTGATATTACATATAATACATGGTATCATGTTGCTATCGTATGTGATGGAACAAATACAAAATTATATTTAAATGGTGTCAATGACGGACAAGTAGCATTAGCTGCAACATCTGATAATTCAGCTGACCTTGCTGTTGGGGGTCATGTAAATAATGGTAATGAATATATGACAGGATATATTTCCAATTTGCAAGTTATTAAAGGTGTTCAATTATATACAACTAATTTTACTCCACCTACATCACCAATTGTAAATGCAAACGATACATCAACATCATTATTGTTACCTACAGAAACACCTTTTGTTGGAATAGACAAATCAAGTTACTGTAGTTCACATACATTAAGTGGTTCTCCAACTTGGAATCCATTGACACCTTTTACTGTGGGTAGAGGTTTGCAAAAACGTGTATACACATGGACTTCTTCAGGTACAATAACATTCTAAAACTATGAGTAAATATCTTGGCGGTCTTGTGACTGCAACAATTAATGCGCTAGGCAAGAAACCATCTGAAGTGGAATACTTGGTGGTTGCTGGTGGCGGTGGTGGTGGAGGCGCAAGAGGATCAAACGCACTTCAAGCTGCTGGAGGTGGAGGTGCTGGAGGTTTAAAGTCTGCAACAGGATTTCCAATAACTCCCGGTTCCGTAATAGTTGTTACTGTTGGAGCAGGCGGTGCATTGTCATCTTCACTTGCTAATGGTGGCAATGGCGGCAACTCTGCATTTTCTTCTATCAGCACAACTGGTGGTGGTGGAGGTGGAGGTGGTTCAGGTGGTGGTCTTGGTGTTGCTGGTTCTAATGGTGGTTCAGGTGGTGGTGGTGGAACTGGATATGCTAGTGGTGGAAGTGCTGCAGGTGGTACAGGAGTTTCCGGCGAAGGTAACAATGGCGCAACTGCTGTTTATGCTTCTGGTGGAGGTGGCGGCGGCGCCGGTTCAGTTGGAGCAACCGTGCGAGCAAATGCTGGTGGCCAAGGAGGCACAGGTATTTGCTCAATAATAACTGGCCAACGTGTTTTATATGCTGGCGGCGGTGGCGGTGGAGTTTACAATAATGCAGGTGGTACAATCAATATTGACGCACAAGGTCTAGGTTCAGCAGGTGGTGGTAATGGTCGGTCACACAGTTCTTTTGGAGCTACAAACGGACAATCAGGAACTGGCGGAGGCGGAGGCGGCAATGCTTCTTTTTATGGTGGTGATGGTGCCATTACTAGCGGTAGTGGTGGTTCTGGCATCGTCATCATTCGATACCCACAAACACTCACACCTCCAACAACTGTTACAGGAAATGTACAGGTTGGTTATGCAGGTGGATATCAAATATATACTTGGACTTCTTCAGGTACAGTAACATTTTAAATTACAATGGCTAAACATTCAGGCATTTTTAGACAGTCAGATATAGCACAAGCTATTACAGATAACAATTGGGTTGGTACTACACCTCCTACTATAGAGTATTTGGTTGTTGCTGGCGG